CTGAAACTGCCGTAAATCACGGAATACCTAACAAAATGAACAATACTGAAACACAAAAGGCAATAGATTTGTGTATGAACGTATTTGAGCCTATTAGAACGCATTTAGGGAAGCCAATTAAGATAAATAGTGGATTCAGGTCCTTAGCTGTCAATAAACGTCTTGGAGGGGCTAAAAATAGCCAACATTGTTTTGGTGAAGCTATGGACTTAGATATTCAAGATAAAGAGGTGTTTGATTGGATAAAAGATAATGTAAACTTCGACCAGCTTATATACGAACACGGAACGGATCACGCACCACAATGGATTCACGTTTCATTTCGTAAAGGTCGCAACAGAAACCAAGTGTTAAGAGCAATAAAACAAGCAGGAAAAACCAAATACGTTGCCTATGAATAAAATAGACAAACAGATCCGCAAAGAAATAATAATAAAACACCTAACTGAATTACCTGAGATTCCTACTCGTACCCTTGTAACTTTATTGATGAAAATATATCCTGAAACTTTCCCTAATTATTCAGGTACAAGGTTAACAATACAACGTATTAGAGGTGAAGCACCAGCAAGTTATAAAGATAAAATGTATGACATTTCTATCCCTCAATTTAAACGCACAGAAGAACAAAAAAAAGAAGCTATGAAAGTAAAAAAGATACCTGAAAGCGACTATCAGAAAGTAGAAGAATTTGTGTTTCCTAAAGGAAATAATCGCATTTTAGTATTAAGTGATATACATATACCTTACCACGATATTGAAGCACTAACGACAGCTTTAGAGTATGGGAAAACATTAAATCCAAACGCTATATTATTGAATGGTGATACTATTGATATGTATCAGGCAAGTAGGTTTATTAAAGATAGGAGGCTTCGTGATTTGGCAGGTGAAATAGAAATGACACGAGATTTTTTATGGCACTTAAAAGAGGAGTTTAATTGTCCGATATATTTTAAGGTAGGAAACCACGAGGCACGATGGGAAAACTATCTACGAACACAAGCACCTGAATTGTTAGGTATCGCAGAGTTTGAATTGAGCAGTATTTTGCAGTTTGGTGCTATTGGAGTTCAAGAGATCAAGTCCACGCAGTTAATGAAAGCAGGAAACCTATCTATATTGCACGGACACGAGTTCGGTCATTCGGTGTTTAGTCCTGTAAATGCAGCGAGGGGTTTATATATGAGAGCAAAAACAGATTCTTTAGTAGGTCATCACCATCAGAGTTCAGAACATAGCGAAAAAGATTTGTTAGGTAATGTTGTAACTACGATCTCAATGGGTTGTTTAGCAGGATTATCTCCTGAATATATGCCTTTCAATCGTTGGAACCACGGATTCGCATTTGTAGAATTTGAAGAAAGCGGAGATTTTATAGTGAAGAACTTTAGAATAAATAAAGGTAAAGTTTATTAACTTTACATATCTTTTTCATAGTTAGTTTTATGGGTTGCATTGCCCTTCGGTTCTCGGAGGGCTTTGTTGTTTTATTACGTTAAAAATATTTTTACATTTCAAGTATTAAATAATTTCAACATAAATATGGACTAATTAACATAAAGGTTTTATATTTGTCTAAACTTTAAAACTTAAAACTATGAAAAAAGTACATCAAACAATCGCAAAAATATTAAGATACAGTGGATACAAAGCTACTTGTGTTTATAACTATTCAATGGAACACCAACCGTATGAAATTATTGTAAAAGAAATTTCAAGAGATGAAGCTAATATTCTTCAACAAACATTTTGCGAACTTTATAAAGATTCAAGAATTAATATAATAAATTTATAATTATGCCGTGTAAATTATTAAAACCAATTAAAAATGTAGCAGTAGAAGCTGAACTTCACGCACAATGGCAATTATTAAATTTTTTTGATTTTAGCGATGACTATAAAAAAGGATTTAAAAAATGCCTTGATTTATTAGAAGAAATAAATAAGTCTAAAACCTTAAAAAAAAAATAAAATTTAAGCCTATAACCTTAAAACTATGGAAAAATTTGATTTAAACTCCTATCTAAAAGGAAAAACAGAAACAACAGAATTAATTAAGGATCAACTTGAATTTACTTTAAAATGCGGTAATGTATCTGAATTAGATATTAAACGAATGATTAAACTTTGTGATAGTCTAATAGAAGCCTATAAAATAAAAACTATGAAAACAATTGAATTAGAATGCCGAGAATGTAATGGTACAGGATACTATGAACATTCATTCTGTTTTAAACCTGCTTCTGAATGTTGCGGAGGTTGCACCCGATTCGTTCAATGTGATTGCGATAACGGCATAAAATACTATGAAGTTGATGAAAGAATGTGCATGCTTTACGAATACTTTACAGAAAACAATTTTGAGCAGCACCAAAAAATAGTATCAATGCTGGAATCAGTAATAGTAAAAAATGATAGATAATTTAACTAATCAAAATCAAAATTATGAAAACAATTGAAATCGGTAAAAGTTACCAACCAAAAGAGGAATATAAACACATTTTTGTTCCTTGTAAAATTGAAGCTATCGAATTTATTAGAGAAGGTCAATATATTTATAGAAATGAAGAATTAAGCGTATCAATAAGAGTTGTTGATATTGACACAAATTTACCTAACTACTATAAACCTGGAACTTTTTTTAGGGCATTTGAAGAAATCAAAAACAATTATAAACTTTAAAAAATCAAAACTATGAAACATTTAACACTACTTGGACAGAAATTAGTCTATGCAATCTTTTGGTCTATTATTATCTACGGACTTTATTTAACAAGAAATATTAACGTTTAAATTTAAAAATATGAAATGTATTTTTCAGCCAAAAACAGAACAAGAAATTAAACTTGTAGAAATAATAAAAACAAATAAATTAAGGTCAAAAAGAAAAAAAGCATTACAAGAACTTTTATTTATAAATGGTTTTGATAAAAATGACCTTACTATTATATTTTCAAAAGAGAATTTTGTAAGAATTAAAAATCAACCACCAAGTTATAGTATGTTTCATTCAGCAATTATTTTTTATGATAATTCCATACTTAAAAGATAATTAATTAATAAAACAAGGGATGCGACTTGGTAACGCATATTTAAATTTAATACTATGGAAGCTAAAGAAAAAGCAGAAGAACTAATCAGCAAATTTGAAAGAAACGTTTTAGATTATGAGGGTTATGGATTATTGAAAATCCAGGCAGAAGAATGTGCATTGATATTTGTCAATGAGTTATTAGAATCATTTTTAATAGGATTAAAAGATTATCAATTTGAGTATTGGAATCAAGTAAAAAACGAAATAATAAAAATAAAAGAAAGGAGAGAACTATGAAAAAGCTAACTGATTACGAAATAGGATTAAAACACGGATTAGAATTGGCACAAGCCTATATTTATGGAACTTTAAAAGGACACGACAATTTAGATCCGTTAACGATTCGATTATTTACACGAATGAATTATCATTTAGAAAACTATAAACCCGTAATAGATGAAGAACAGAAAGACGATTCCACTGGCGTACATTAAACGCTGGTGGAGTAAGCAATCAACAAAAGATGAAAAGGGAGGTAGCTTTAATATGGATTTATATCTCCGAGTTTGTGAAATTAAACTTATTAACGATGGACAAGTATGTAGAATCAGTGATCGCAAAATATAGAGAACGGTCAGAAACAGGAATCAAAAAGTACGGAACTACTTTAGAACGGTGGCAATAAGAAATGTATGGGATTTAAAAGCAGTAACCTATCCACATACACAGAGCTAAATTAAAGGTACAACTGCACAATTTGGCACAAACACCCATATATTTTTTATTGCGTGTTATGCGCTTTTATTTTAACGACATGGATTTAATAGAAAAAGAATTATCAGATAATTTAAAAAAAACAGGCGAGCTTGAAGGTGGTTTATTTGCCGAAATATCATTGCAATATTGTGGAAGGGATTATGTAGCAAGGAAAGACTTATATACAGTAAAGAATGGATTGGTTTATAGTATAAATAAAGATGGCAGTTTATATGCTACTGGTGATTGTTTGTATCACGTTCAAAGAGATTGCCATAAAATAGGCAAATACAACCCTGATGATAATAATCAATTTAAAAGTAGCACATTTAGTTATTCGCAAATAAAGAAGCTGCTCAAACTCTAATTGCGCATAACGCAAAGATTTGAATTTAATAGACTGGCTCAATCATTTGCAGGAGGAGTTGATGGATGCAAGTTTATACGTTGAACGCTTAAAAGAAGAACTATGAAAGCATCGGAATTATCAGGAACAGTAAAAACAAAATACAAGTATATTGGTAAGAAACGTAAGAAACCGACATTTGATTTTGACCTTGAATTAATCAGTAAGTATTTTAAGGGAATCAAATACAGAGGTCTTTATTACATCGAAGTTAAGCAACAAGTAGTGTTTGAACTACGAAAGGCAAAGTTTACATTTAACGAGATAGGCGATTTACTTGGAATGGATCATACTTCGATAGTGTATATTAATAACAACCGTATTCCGCACCCTTTGGCACTTGAAATGAAATATAAATGGCGTGAACTTATTACCAATATGCAGTATCCAGTAACAGTATATGACAACAAGTTGGATAAAAATACTTTTACAAAAGTGTATCAAACTTTTACAGAGTTAGTTGATAGAGAAGATTTTTTGAAGTATATTTGCAGTAACCAATAAATAAATAAACTATGAGAAAACCAAAGCAAGAGCCTATTGAGGTGGAGGTAGCTGAAACGCACCAAGAGATTACGTTTCCTGTAATTTCAAGTAACATTTATATTAAGTTATGGAAAGCAAAGCAGGAAATAGGTAAAGTAACAAAGGGAAATGATAATCCTTTTTTCAAGTCAAAATACGCTGATTTAAACAGCTTATTGGAAGCTACTGAACCAATCCTATTAAAATATGATTTAATCGTGTTACAGCCCATAATAAATGGCTGTGTGTGTACGAGAATCATAAACATAGATAACGGTGAGTATGTAGAAAGTAGTTTACAGTTACCTGTTGTTACTGATCCACAAAAACAAATTGCTGGAGTAACTTATTTCAGACGTGCAACATTACAATCACTTTTATCTTTACAAGCGGTAGATGACGATGGTAACACAGTAAGCGAAGCAGTTAAAAACACGAAACCATTATTATCAGATGAACGTTTCCAAAATGGATTGAGCAAGGTTGATAATGGAGAGATGACAAAGGAGGAGTTTATTAAACAACTTTCTAAATTCGGATTAACAGAATCACAAACCAAAATAATAGCTTTATTATGAAAACAAAAGTAAAAATTGCAATAATATTATATATTATAAATTTAATAATTTCAATAGGAATAATATCGGTTATAATTCATTTTATATGTAAATTTTGGTAAAAAATTAATTATGAAACAAATAATAGAAATAATATCTTTTTTAATATGGTTATTTATTGTTATAATGTTATTTAAAAAAAGTAACTCAAATGGAAAATAAAAATATTTTGCTTGAAAAAGCAGCTAAAAAAAATTACGATAATAAAACAGCTCACATACCTGTTCCTACATCACATTGGATAGATAGCGAAAGATTGCAAATTCAAAACTTTATTGAAGGTGCTAAATCAAATGCTGCAAAGAATTATTGGTTTAAACAATTTAAAAAAGTAAAACTATGAAAACAGCAGTAGAATGGTTAGTTGAACATTTAACAGCAATAGGACATTTAGAAATACCTCAAGGCAGTAATATAGTTACTGCAATTATTTCAGAAGCCAAAGAAATGGAGAAGGAGCAGATAGGTTATCCTAAAGAAAAAGTTGATAAACTTATTGATGCTTTGTATGATAATAATATGTGTTCAACTATAGGCGATGAATTAATAGAAACCTTCAAATCAAAATAAGATGAAAACTATAATAAGCAGATTCACAATGAAAATGAAAAGACATTTATTTGAAGACCATATAAGCGGCAAAGGAGTCTTTTTATATGAAGACAAATATGGGCAAGAATGGATGGCAAATTATCCATTTATGATTTGGTCTTTTAGAGTAAAAAGCAATAAATAACCTTTAAATCAGAATAGAATGAAAGAATCTTTAAGCGAAAAACTAAACTGGACTCTTGACCAAAAAATATTTCATTTATTTGAAGTTATAGACGTTTATTATCACAAATTTAATGGAAATGTTTATTTGAATTTTTCAGGTGGGAAAGATAGTACAGTATTAAAATACTTTATTGATAAATGGACAGATTTGAATGGTTATCCAAGAATAAAGAATTTGTTTAATAACACGACAAATGAACATAAAGAAATACTTGATTTTGTAAAAACATTTGGTGATTCTGTAACATGGACACGACCAAGAATGACATTTGCACAAGTAATTGAAAAGTATGGCTATCCTGTTGTTTCAAAACAAACATCCCGTTTTATATCAAGGTATAGAAATACTAAAAGTGAGCAAATGCGACAATTCTATAAGAACGGAATAAACAAAGATGGTTCGCAATCTGCTTTTAAAATAGCCAAAAAATGGCATTTTCTTTTAGACGCACCATTCAAAACTACAGATAGATGCTGTGATATTTTAAAAAAAGAGCCTATTCATAAATTTGAAGCCGAAACTGGGCTAAAGCCTATAACTGGAGTTATGGCAATGGAATCAAACCAACGTAAAATGAAATATATTAAGGATGGTGGTTGCAATGTTTTCACAAAAGGAAAAGAAAGATGCAATCCTTTGTCTTTATTTACAGAAGATAATATTTGGGAGTGTATCGAAAAATTTGGAATTGAAATATGCCCAATTTACTACGACCAAATAATTGATGGAGAATTAGTGACAGGAGAAAAAAGGACTGGGTGCGCTTATTGTGGTTTTGGGTTACATTGTGAAGCGAAAGATAATAATAGATTTACAAGATTGAAAAAACGTGAACCAAAAAGATATGTTAGCATGATGACTAAAATGGGTTATGAAAAAGTACTCTCATACTTAAATGGTAATTAAACGAAACCTTTAAAAAATAAGGGGTAAAAATTACCCCATTTATTAAATTAAAATGTAATAAACTATGATACAATTTAGATGCAGTGGATTAGGAAAGTTAATGACCTCGCCACGTTCAAAAAATGAAACACTAAGCGAAACAGCTAAAAGTTACATTGAGGATTTATTCCGAGAAAAAGAGTTCGGAATCTACAAAGATATTTCATCACGATATACCGATAAAGGTATTCAGATGGAAGATGAAGCCATCCAGTTTGCTGGTAATGTTCTTGGGTGGGATTTCGGAGTGTTTAAGAATGAAGAAAGATTGACTAACGAATGGATAACAGGAGTTCCGGACATAAACACGAACAGTTTACTCGCAGATATAAAATGTAGTTGGTCAGGTAGTACGTTTCCTTTCTTTGATACTGAAATACCTAACAAAGATTATTACTGGCAGTTGCAAGGTTATATGATGCTTACAGGACATTTTCAAGCTGAGTTAGTATATTGCCTTATGAACACACCTCAGTTAATCGTAGAGGATGAAATTAGGAGAATGCACTGGAAACTTAATCTGATAGATGAAAGTTTAGATGTTAGGGATGCAGTTCAATCACAGCATAACTTTGATCATTTATCTGATGAAATACGAGTGAAGAGGTTTATTATTGACCGTGATTTAGAAGCTGAAAACAAAATCAAAGAAAAAGTAGAACAAGCAAACGATTATTATTTATCTTTAAAAAAGTAAAACTATGAAGAAAACGGCATTACAATGGTTTATCGAACAAATAGAAAACCATAATGGAGTTACAAAATCAGGGTTTCAAAAATGTATTGATGAAGCCTTAGATATGGAAAAAGAGCAGATAAAAGATGCTTATTGGAATGGTACTTATGATATATCAAAAAAAGAAGCATTAGAAACAGCAGAACATTTTTACAACGAAACCTATAAAAACAAATAAATTATGAAAACAGGAGAGATTTACGCAAACCTAACGAGAAAGCAATTAGTAGAAGTTATGGATATTGACGGTAAGAGAAAGACAGTTGAATACCGAGTTATTGAGGGTAATGAGGACAACAGGATGAAAGTGTTTAAGTGTATGAAAACACGATTTGATAGGTTATATATTAAGAGTAATAAATTTATAAATTTCTAATTATGGGAACAATTATCAATGCAAGTATTGATTTGACAAAAGTTGACAAGTCAAAATTAGTCAAAGGAAAGTATCTGAATCTGTCTGTAACAATTAACGAAAAGACGGATAGCTACGGAAACAATGTATCGCTAACTTTGAGTCAGTCAAAAGAGGAACGAGAATCTAAAGCACCTAAAACGTATTTAGGCAATGGTAAGGTAGTTTGGACTGATGGAGTTGTTAAGGCAGCAGAGAAACAAGAAAAAGAGCCTTTGACTGCAACGCAGAAGATGTTAGGTAAAGATGATCTGCCCTTCTAAAACACGAACCTATGGACTATTACAAAGTATTATGTTTTGAAAATGGTCAACCTAATTTTTGGATAGGTAGAGCAGAAAGCAAACAAGACGCTATAAAACGAGCAGACAGACACCCTGATATAGTTTACGATGTTATTCTACTTGAAGAAGCTATTGAAAGGTCAGAACGTGATTATAGTATGAAAATTAAAACAAAGTAATGAAATAATTGTTATATTTGTAGACGGTTACGGTTCGACATTATAGTAACTTAGGTATTATTGCCCGATTTTTTTGAAAGTAGACGTCGAACCCTACTGGATAAAAGTCGGGTTTTTTTATATCAAATAAAATGGAAAAAAGAGAAGGTTTTGTATTTTACAAAAGTTGGTTTGACTCAATTAAAACAATGTCTGAAAGCGATCAGTTGTTTATGTTTAAAAAAATTGTTGCTTATGGTACTGGAGAGGATTATGATTTACCTAATCATTTAATGGTTTTTTGGTATTTAATACAGCCACAAATTGACTCAAATAATAAGAAATATAAGGATGGAAGCAAAGGAGGAAGACCTAAAAAAACCACTGGTTTAGAAAATGAAAACCATAGCTTATTAAAAAATAAACCCAAAGAGAAAGAAAAAGAGAAAGATAAAGTAAAAGATAATGATAAAGATATAAGCATAGAAGAACGCAAACAGAAGTTTGCTGAATCTTTAAAAATTTATATTGATAAGTATAGTAAAGAAATGCTCCGAGACTTCTATCTATACTGGACAGAGCATTCTCTAAACAACAAAAAACTAAAATATGAATTAGAATCAACATTTAGTATTCCTAATAGATTAAATACTTGGAATAAAAATAGAATTAAATTTGGTTATGTTGATTCAGTAATAGACAAACCATCATTCAACCCTTATGGATAATTTAAACGGATTTGAGATAACCAATGAAAGTATAGTTGACAAACTATACGCACATAAACAACATTTTCACGAAAAAGGTATTTATGTAGGTTGGGATATATTTCACAAACATTACTCTATGCAGTTAGGTAATTGCACAGACTGGACTGGTTACCCTATGTCAGGTAAAACGCAAGTGCTTATGGAGTGCTTACTAAATACTTCTATAAATTACGGTTGGAAACATTTAGTGTACTTTCCTGATGTAGGTAACAATGTTGAAATAATAGCAGACCTTATACACAAAAAGACTGGTAAGTGTTTTGACCCACTCAAAAAAAATGCGATATCTGATGAAGAAATAAAACACGAAACAAAATGGATACTTGAGCATTTTAAGGTATTAACTAAAAAAGATGTGAAAGCTAAAATGACACCTATTCAGTTTTGGGATTTAGCAGTACAGATAAAAAACACGAATGAACTACATACAGCTTCGATTGATAGCTGGAAAGATTTAAGCCATAACTATAATGAAAGTGGAGGATACTCTCAATATTTAGAGATTGTACTACCTTATAGGAATCAAATAGCAGAAGATAATAAATTACACCTACATACTATCATTCATCCGAAGTTGACCGAGAAATTAAACGGTAAACGAATGCCTCCTGTACCTTATGACTTAAAAGGAGGTAGTGAGTGGTTTAATAGTGGCAAGTGTATGATAACTGTTCACAGAGATAGTTTGGAAAGCAATGAAGTTAGAATATTTTTTAATAAGATTAAGCCAAGAAATACTGGCACCACTGGTGAGATAATTATGAGATTTGATGTTGAACTGTTTAAGTATTACTATGAAGAAAGTCCAGCACCTAACATTATTAATCGAATATATGCGTCAGCAAAAGACGAAACGAATATTGAGCAAATAATTGAAAAAACTAATTTGAATCATTTTCAAAATAATAACTTTGATGATACGTTACCCTTCTAAAACACGAAACTATGGAAACTCATAAAACTATAATAGCACGAATGAATATCAATCTAACGATAAATAAGTTATTGTTTAGAATTAGAATGGAATCAATGCCGAAGCAGAAGCAGAATAACATTGAACAGATGTGCAAGGATTTAGATTTTTCGCTTCATATTTTAGATGAATTAGTCCGTGAAAATGACAGATTATGGCGAGAAAATCACGAAGTATATAAGATGAATTTAGAATTACAGGAGGATATATGCAAAAGAAAATAAAGAAATGTAGATACTGCAAAGAGTTATTTTTACCTTATACAACCTTGCAGAAGTATTGTACTAACATTGATTGCCTTCGTGTTTTTGTAGCTGAACTAAATAGCAAAGAAGAAAAGAAACGACAAAAGGAACGCAAGGAAAAATTAATGAACCTGCAAGATTATCTGAAACTTGCTCAACAGGTATTTAACAAATATATCAGATTACGAGATAAAGACGAATTGTGCATAAGTTGTCAGAAGAAACCTAAAAAAGTTAACGCAGGGCATTACTATTCACAAGGTGGACATTCAAACGTTAGGTTTGATGAGTTTAACGTTCATCTTCAATGCGAACATTGTAATACGTTTCTGTCTGGAAACTTAATTGAGTATGGAATAAATTTAGAAAAGAAGATAGGTAAAGAAGAATTTACTATATTGCGAGAAAGAGCCTATGAGGTTAAAAAATGGTCAAAACAGGAATTATTAAACTTGATTGAAGAATATAAAACTAAAATTAAAAACTATCAAAAGGAAATGATATGAACAAGCTAAGACAGAAAAAAGAAAGCTGGTATATTCGTAGAAGAAAACAGACAACAAAAGACTGGCTACGATTTTGGGTGTTTTCAGATATGGCATTTGAAAGATTGAACCCTGATGAATAAAGGTTTGTATTTATGTAAATGCTTTGTCCCTAAAATAGCATATATTTGGGACAATATATCATTCATTAACTATTATTATATCCGATAATGTATGATAAGTCAGTCAAATAAATTGCATAACGTACCGAGTATATATTTTCGGTTGTACTCAACTGAAATATATACTTTGTTACCAGTAGTATTAAAAATAGCGAAGCGTGGAGTATTTGAATTTAATTTATTTTAATTATGAGTGAAATTAATTTTTATAATATAGATTGTATTGAGTTTATGAAAACTAAACCTGATGGTTACTATGATTTAGCAATAGTTGACCCACCTTACGGAATTGGAATGGATGGGAATAACAATTGGAGTGGTTCAAAACATAAAGTAAAAGAATGGGATAACGAAGCACCAAGCGAAGAATATTTTAATGAGTTGTTTAGAACTTCAAAAAATCAAATTGTTTGGGGGGCAAATCATTTTATTAGCCGAATGCCAAAAGACAGTAAATGTTGGATTATTTGGGATAAAAAAAATGATGGTTTTTCGTTTGCTGATGGCGAGATGGCGTGGACTTCATTTGATACTGCTGTAAGGTTTTTTAGATACCACAGAGGAAAACAAACTGACAAACGAATACACCCAACACAAAAACCAAAAGACCTTTACAGATGGCTTCTAAAGAACTATGCAAAACAAGGAAATAAAATATTAGATACTCACGGAGGTAGTATGAGTATTGCTATTGCTTGTGATATGGAGGGATTTGATTTAGATATATGTGAGATAGATAAAGAATATTTTAACAATGGTAAAAAGCGTTATGAGAATTACAAGTGCCAAACCAAACTGTTTTTATAAAAACAGCGTGCGGTGGGGCTATTTTTATATTACTGGTAACACAAAGGTAGGCATCCGTTTTAATGGTGCTTACCGACTGTTATCCGCAGTTTTAATTGCGGAATTTTTCAACATTGAATTACAATAAAATATAATATAAGTACAACATTAATTTATAATCTTAAAACTATGAAAAAACTATTTATGGTAATAACTGATTTAATTTTTTGGTTGATTACATTTGCATTTTACAAAAATTTAGATTAAACTTTGCACGAGAAAAACACGAAGCATCGAAGCGGACTGGTTAAAATATGTAGCAAAGTATCATTCAGAGTATATCAAGATAGTTCGTTCTTGGGGTGAAATTGATTACGCAGAAGATTTAGTACAAGAGATGTACCTAAGACTCCTAAAATACACGAATCAAGATAAGATAGTAAAAGATAACGAAGTAAATAAGGCATATGTATGGTTTACTCTCCGATCAGTTTATATGATGTATCTAAAAGAAAAGAGCAAAATTGACAAGATAAGGATAGGTGAGGACTTCGATATTCCTGATGATAGTTCTGAACAATTTGAATTAAAAAGAGTTTATTCATATATAGACAGGTGGGAATGGTATGATAAAATGTTATTCACTACATACATAAACTCGGATTTGTCAATTAGGCAAATAGCTAAAGAAACAGGGATTAGCTTGACTTCTGTTTTTTACACTATTAAAAACTGTAAACAAGCATTAAAGAAAAATATTAATAAATTTGATTTGTAATGGCAAAAACACGAAAAAAGGCTCAAGGATTAGGAGATACAATAGAGCAGATAACACAAGCAACAGGAATAGATAAGTTAGTTAAATTTATAGCTGGTGAAGATTGCGGTTGTGAGGAACGCAAAGCGAAGTTGAATGCTATG